ATGGGCAAGGCAAGCGGTGAGGACGCGATGGGACCGGGAAACGGGCGGCCGGTACAGCGGAGGGCGGCGCGCGCCAATGGGTGGACCAAGGCGCGGCGCGCAGCGTTTTTGGCCGAACTGGCGGCGAGCTGCAACGTGGTGCGCGCGCATGAGGCCGCGGGAATGGCGTCGTCCGGCGTCTATCGGCTGCGCCAGCGGGATCCCGAATTTGCCGCGCAATGGCAGGCGGCGCTGGAAATCGGATATGAAAGGCTGGAGACGGCGCTGGTGCGCCGCGCACTCGAGGCTGTCGACAATCTGGAACTGGACGAGGCCAGGGAGCCGGTGGTCAAGATGACGGTCGCCGAGGCGACCGCGTTGCTGCGCCTGCATCGCGCGAGCGTCGCGCGCGGCGAAGCCCGCGGTCGGCGGGCGCCCGCACATCAAGTGCCGACGCAACAGGAAGTCGATGCGATACTGATCAAGCGGATTCGCATGGTGAAGCGCCAGAGGGCCGTTCGCGCGGTCGGCGATCCGCCGACGTCGAAAGGCACCGCGTGACGGTGCGCCGGACGAAAGGGCGGCCGCCCACAAAGAGCTGGACGGCGCAGCGGCTGAGTGCCTGGTCGCAGATGATATGGTCGCAACTGGAGCGGCTGACGGAAGCGCAGCGCCGACAGGTTTTGCGAACGCTGACCGTCGAACAGCGCCGTGAAATGGCAAACCGATGGTATGGACTTGAGAATGAGGGCCAGCGCGAGCCGCCGGGAAATTGGCGCATCTGGCTGATCCAGGCGGGGCGCGGGTTCGGCAAGACGCGCGCAGGCGCCGAATGGGTGAGCGAGGTTGCCCGGTCGTCGCCCGGCGCGCGCTTCGCGCTGGTCGGCGCGACGATCGCGGACGCGCAGCGGGTGATGATCGAGGGGCCGAGCGGACTGATTGCGGTGGCGCGCAGCCACGAGCCGGTGCGCTGGATTGCGGGCCGGCGCGAACTGCGTTTCCACAGCGGCGCGATTGCGACGCTCTATTCCGCAGAGGCGGGCGAGGAGCTTCGCGGCCCCGAACATCATGCCGCATGGTGCGACGAGCTCGCCAAATGGCGGCGCGGCGAGGCGGCGTGGGACAATCTGATGATGGGGCTGCGGCTGGGCGAGCGGCCGCGCGTCGTGGTGACGACGACGCCGCGCACCAACGCGGCGATGCGGCGGGTGAAAGCTGCGTCGGGGCTGGTCGAGACGCGGGGCCGGACACGCGACAATCTGTGGTTGCCCGCCAATTTCGTTGGCGCGATGCTGGAAAATTACGGCGGCACGCGCCTCGGGCGGCAGGAGCTGGATGGCGAGATGCTGGAGGATGTCGAGGGCGCGCTGTGGTCGCGCGCGCTGATCGAGCGGTGCCGGGTCGAAACCGATGCGATCGGCAAGCCGGCGCGGGTGATCATCGGCGTCGATCCGCCGGCGAGCGCGAACGGCGACGCCTGCGGCATCGTGGTCGCGGCGCTGCTGCGCGACGGGCGGCTGGCGGTGGTCGAGGATGCGAGCGTCGAAACGCCGCCGCCCGCGCTGTGGGCGCAGGCGGTCGCCGCGGCGGCGGCGCGCTGGGGCGCCGACCGGATCGTCGCCGAAAGCAATATGGGCGGCGAGATGGTGACGGCGACGCTGCGCCAGGCCGATGTGACGCTGCCCGTGGTGGCGGTGCATGCGAGCGTCGGCAAGGCGCGGCGCGCGGAACCCGTCGCGCTCGCCTACGAGCGTGGGCAGGTGGTGCATGCGGGGGCGTTTGCTGCGCTGGCGGATCAACTTTGCGGCCTGCAGGTGGGCGGCGGCTATGCGGGGCCGGGGCGCTCGCCCGATCGGGCGGATGCGTGCGTGTGGGCGCTGGCGGCGCTGCTCGATGGGGTGCGGAAAGGGCGGGGGCCGGGGGTGCGGCGGATGTGATCGTGCATCGATTCCGGTGGGTTCATAAAAAGCGGGACCCCGGGTCAAGCCCGGGGTGACGATATGCGAGGAATAGCCGGTCGCTTCAGGCGACCAAGGCAGGAGAACATCATGAACTGGTTTGGCCGGAAGGCTGCGCAGGGGGCTGCGCGGCCCGCTTTGTCGCGGGTATATGGGGCGTGGTCGGCGCCGGCGCCGCTGTCGTGGGAGGCGCAAGTGCGGGCCGGTTATCTGGGCAATGCGATCGTGCAGCGCGCGGTGCGGTTGGTGGCCGAGGCGGCGGGGGCGGCGCCTTTGGCGGCGGGCGATCCTGCGCTCGCGGCGCTGGTGACCGCGACGTCGGGCGGGCAGGGGCTGGTCGAGACGCTGGCGGCGCAATTGCTGCTGCACGGCAATGGCTATGTGCAGATTTTGCGCGACGCCGCGGGGAGGCCGGCGGAGCTTTATGCGCTGCGGCCCGAGCGGGTGACGGTCGAGGCCGATGCGCGCGGCTGGCCGGTCGCCTATCGCTACAAGGCGGGCGGCGAGGCGGTGGCGCTCGCGGCCGAGGATGGCGCCGGGCGTACCGCGATTATCCACATCAAGGCGCTGCACCCGCTCGACGATCATTATGGTGCGGGGTGCCTGGGCGCGGCAGCGGGCGCAATCGCGGCGCATAATGCGGCGGCGAAGTGGAATGCGGCGCTGCTCGACAATGCGGCGCGGCCGTCGGGGGCGCTGGTGCACGATCCGGGCGACAAGGGGATGCCATTGTCGGCCGAGCAGGTCGACCGGCTGCGCGAGGAACTGGCCGAGAGCTTTGCGGGCGGGGCCAATGCGGGGCGCCCGCTGCTGCTGGAAGGCGGGCTGAGGTGGCAGGCGCTGTCGCTGTCGCCCGCCGACATGGATTTTCTGGAACTGAAGCATAGCGCCGCGCGCGAGATCGCCATGGCCTTCGGGGTGCCGCCGATGCTGCTCGGCCTGCCGGGCGATGCGACCTATGCCAATTATCGCGAGGCCAATCGCGCGCTGTGGCGGCTGACGGTGCTGCCCTTGTGCGCGAAGATATTGGGCGCACTGGCGCAGGGGCTGGGCGACGGGTTTGCCGACGCCGCGCTGCGCGTCGATCTCGACCGGGTGCCGGCACTCGCCGACGACCGCATGGCGCTGTGGCGCGAAGTGTCGGCGGCGGACTGGCTGACCGCCGAAGAGAAGAAGGCGCTTTTGGGCGTGGCGTGACATCGGCGCCCTCGCGAATGCGGGGGACGCTGTGGTTGGGCCCAACGACGCCGGGTTAGGCCGATTGCGGCCCCCGCCTTCGCGGGGGCGACGGGAGTATTCGATATGGATGAGGATGAAGCGCTCGCGCGGCTGGTCGCGCTGGCTGGAACGGGGGCTGGGACGAGTGCGGCCGGAAGCGCCGACGCGGCGGCGCTGCGGGCGCTGGTCGAGGAAGCGAGCGAGCTGGGGGCGCGGCGGGCGCTGGCGCGGCTGGGGCTCGCCGATGCGGCGGCGCGCGACGATGTGAGCGACCTGCGCCAACTGCTCGGCGCGTGGCGCGACGCGAAGACGAGCGCGTGGAAGGCGGCGGTCGACTGGGCGGTGCGCGGGATGCTGGCGCTGCTCGTCGTCGGGCTGGCGATGAAGATGGGGCTGCCGGGGCTTTTGCGGTGAGTGGCGGCGCGAGGCCGCTCCCCCGCCCCCCGGTCCCCGCCGACTTGCGCGAGGGAGAGGTGCGGTTCGCGGGCTATGCGTCGGTGTTCGACCGGGTGGACCGCGGCGGCGATATCGTGCGGGCGGGGGCCTTTGCGGCGAGCCTGAAGGACGGGCGCGCGGTGCCGCTGCTGTGGCAGCATCGGCCGGGCGTCCCCATCGGAACGATCGAGGCGCTGGCGGAGGATGCGCGCGGGCTGCGCGTCGTGGGGCGGGTGACGCATCCCACGGCGGCGCGGCTGGTCGAGCGCGGCGCGCTGACCGGATTGAGCTTTGGCTATCGGGTGCGCGCGGCGCGCGGGGTGCGGCCGCGCGAGCTGCTGGCGCTCGACCTCGCCGAAGTGAGCCTGGTCGCCCAGCCGATGCAGCCGCTGGCGCGGGTGATTGCGGTGTCTCCTTCTATCGTCATTCCGGCGAAGGCCGGAATCTCGACGGCTGAGGCGAACGAGAGGGCGAGATCCCGGCCTTCGCCGGGATGACGAGGAAAGTGAGATGCGGTGGATTTGGTGAAGGAGTGACAAGCATGGACGATATGGAAGTGAAAGCCGACGCGCTGGAGGGCGCGTTCGATGCGGTGCTGGCGGCCGAGGCGGTCGATGAATTGAAGGCGTCGGTCGCGGCGCTGAAGGCGCAGGTCGATGCCCAGGCGGTCGCGGCGTCGCGGCTGCCGCTCGACGGGGCGAAGGCGGCGGCCGACCCGGCGCGCGACGCCTTTGTCGAACGCTATCTGCGGCGCGGGATCGATGCGGGCGTCGAGATGAAGAGCCTGTCGGGGGCGAGCGGCGGCGAGGGTGGCTATGCGGTGCCGCGCGAGATCGACGGCAGCATCGCATCGACGCTGAAGGCGCTGTCGCCGATCCGGTCGATCGCCACCGTCGTGCAGACGGGGACGAGCGGATACCGCAAGCTGGTCGCGACCGGATCGACGGCGACGGGCTGGGTCGGCGAGACGGCGGCGCGGCCCGAGACGGCAACGCGCAGCTTTGCCGAAATCGCGCCGCCTTCGGGCGAACTCTACGCCAATCCGGCGGCGAGCCAGGCGATGCTCGATGATGCGATGTTCGATGTCGAGGACTGGCTGGCCGGGGAACTGGGCCGCGAGTTCGCGGTGGCCGAAGGCGCGGCCTTCGTGACCGGCAACGGCACGAACCGCCCCAAGGGATTCCTGTCCTATACCGCGACGAACGAGGCCGACAGCGCCCGAGCGTTCGGGACGCTGCAATATCTGGCATCGGGTGCGGCGGGCGGCTTTGCGGCATCGAACCCGCAGGACAAGCTGGTCGAGCTGGTCCATGCGCTGAAGGCGCCGTACCGGCAGGGGGCGTGCTGGGTGATGAACAGCGATACGCTGGCGCGCATCCGCAAGTTCAAGACGAGCGACGGCGCGTTCGTCTGGCAGCCGGGGATGGTCGAAGGGCAGGCGGCGACGCTGCTCGGCTATCCGGTCATCGAGGCCGAGGATATGCCCGATGTGGCCGCAAACAGCCTGTCGGTCGCCTTCGGCAACTTCCGTGCCGGCTATCTGATCGCCGACCGCGGCGAGACGCGGATCCTGCGCGATCCGTTCAGCAACAAGCCTTTCGTGCATTTCTATGCAACCAAAAGGGTGGGCGGTGCGATCATCGATTCGAACGCCATCAAGCTGTTGAAGTTCGCCGCCAGCTAAAGCGGCTGGTGCGCGAGGGCGCCCGGTCTCGGCTCCCTTCCCTTTCGGGACGGGCCGGGCGCCTACCCGCCGGCATTCGACCCCCGACATTAGTTCGATATTCGAAAGGATGGCCCTGCCATGCCGACCCCCTATTTCGCCGATCTGGTGCGCGAGCTGTGCCACGAGGGCGGGACCGGCCCGCTGACGCCGAGCGGCGCGGTGCTCGGCCATCGCCGTTTCGCGGGCACCGTGCCTGTCGATAGAGATTTCCATTATACGATTGCCGGCGTCGCGCAGCCCGACCAGTGGGAGGTGGGCACCGGCCATCTCGATTCCGCCGGGCGCCTGGTGCGCGCGGTGGTCGCCGCGTCGTCGGACGGCGGCACCCGCGTCGATTTCGCCCCCGGACTGAAGACGATCGCGCTGACCGTTGCCGCCGACTGGTTCGAAGCGCAGGCGATGGTCGCGGCCGAAGCGGCGAGCGTCGGCGACGCGGTGGCGGCGCTCGGCGATGCGCTGGACGGCAAACAGCCGCTATCGACGACGCACGAGGCCGTGCCCGTCGGCGCCGCTGGCGACATGATCACGGTGCGGCGGGGCGCGGACTGGGTGAATATCCCGATCGCGACGCTGGCGTATCGCGATGCCGATGGACGGGTGCTTGCGGGCGCGGCCCTTGCCGGTATCGACGGAAGTGCCGCCGAGCCGTCGGTGTCGTTCGCGAGCGATCCCGACACGGGCCTTTATCGTCCCGCCGCAAATATCGTCGCGCTTGCGACGGGCGGAACCGAGCGCATCCGCGTCACGGCCGGGGGCAATGTCGGCATCGGCATCGATCCCGTCAACAAGCTGGACGTCCAGACGAGCGCCGGGCGGTTCGGGGTTGCCAGCGCCGGGTCGGCATCGGTGCGGATCAGCAGTTCGGGGACGATGCAATATGATACCGGCGCGGCGTCGTCGCACCAGTTTCTGAACAATGGCGTCGACAGCGTCGCGATCAGCAGCGCCGGCAATGTCGGCATCGGCACGACAACGCCTGAGAATTTCGGCGGCTATCGCAATCTGCACATGACCGGTCCGACCGGTTCGCAGATCACCCTGTACGGCGCAGCGGACACGGTGCGGGGGTTTCTCTATACCACCGCGAGCGGCATGACCGTCGGCACCTCGACCGCGCATGGGCTGGCGCTCAGATGCAACAATGTCGAGCGGGTGGTCCTGGAGACCGGCGGCACGCTGCGGCCGGCCGGAAACAACACGCAGTCCTTCGGATCCGCGACCAACCGATGGTCCGAATTATGGGCGTCGAAGATGGTGACGCCCTCGGGCGTCGCGCTCAGTCTTCAGGCCGGTGCGGGCGGGCAGTGGAACGTGTCCGCATCGACCGGATCCTTCTTTCCTTCGACCGACAATGCCCTGCCGCTGGGCGGGGCGGCGAACCGCGCGAGCACGCTGTATGCCGCGACCGGATCGATCAACACGTCCGACGAACGCGAAAAGACGTGGCGCGGCGTGCTGACGGCGCCGGAAATGGCGGCGGCGCGCCGGATCGCCCTCGAACTCGGCTTCTATCAATGGAACGAGGCCATTGTCGAAAAGGGCGCCGCCGGGGCGCGGCTGCATTTCGGCCTGCGCGCGCAGACGGTGTGGGCGATCATGGCCGACGAGGGCCTGATCGATCCGCTGGTCCCGGAGGCCACGCCCGACAGCCGCTATGCCTTTCTTTGTTATGACCGCTGGGATGGCGGCGCGGATGGCGCGGCGCCCGCCGGGGACAGGTTCGGTATTCGCCCCGATCAGCTTTCGCTGTTCCTGATCGCCGCGCAGGAGGCGCGGATCGCCGCGATGGAGACGGCATGATCGGGAGCGCCCTCGCTTCGCGCGCGATTGCCGATGCGGCGCGCCGCGACCTTGCCGCGGCATGGGGCGGACCCGCGCCTGCCGCGCGGCAGACCGAAATGACCATCGCGCGCGACCGGCCCCGGCGCGTCATCGTGCGCAAGCCCTGACCGAAAGGATTTTGCGGTGACAATGATTGTCAAAGACCCCGGAACGCGGGTCGACTTCGCATTCGAATGGGGCGCCGCCTATCCCGAGGGGCAGGCGCTGGTCGCGAGCGAATGGCTGGCAACGCCCGACGAGCCCGGCGGGGTGACCATTGCGGGACAGACATATGAGCTGGAGCAGGCGGCGGTGACGCTGGCGGGCGGGATTGCCGGCCATGTCTATCGGGTGACGAACCGCGTCACGCTGAGCGACGGTCAGATCGACGAGCGATCGATGACGGTGCGGGTGGAGGAGCGATGACGATGCAGAGCGTGACGCCGGGCGAGAGCCCGGTCAGCCTGAACGAGGCGCGCGGCTGGCTGCGGCTGGGCCCGACGATCGACGATGCCGTGGTCGCCGGACTGGTGCGCGCGGCGACCAATATATGCGAAGCCTTTGTCGGCCAGTGGTTGATCGAGCGCGCGGCGGAGGAAGTGCTGCCGATAAACGGTGCGCCGCTGGTGCCACGGGTGCGGCCCGTCGTGGCGGTCGATGCGGTCGCGCTGATCGGGATTGACGGGGGGGAGGCGGTGCTGGCGGCCGACGCATGGGATGCGGTGATCGGCCGCGACGGCACCGCGCGGGTGACGCTTCACCAGACGAGCGGCGCGGTGCGCGCGCGCCTGTCCTACCGCGCCGGCATCGCCGCCGAGGCGAACGGGATTCCCGAGGCGATCCGCCAAGGCATCGTGCGCATGACGCAGCATCTGCACGATGCGCGCGACGGCGCCCCGGCGACGCCCCCGGCGGCGATCGCGGCGCTGTGGCAACCCTGGCGGCGGATGACGCTGGGCGGTGCGGCATGAGCGGCGCGGAGGCAGCGGTGCGCGCGCGGACATTGGCGCTGTTGCAGGCCGACGCGGAACTGGCGGGGCTGGTCCACGGGATATTCGACGGCGTGCCCGCGCGGGCGACCGCGCCATTCGTCGCGCTCGATGCGGTCGAGGGACGCGACTGGGGAACCAAGGACCGCGCGGGACGCGAGGTGCGCCTGACGCTCGCGGTCCACGGCGCGGGCGCGGTCGATGGTGCGGCGCCAGCGCGGATCGAGGCGATCGCCGCGACGCTGCGCGGCGGCGCCGACGGCTGGGCGGTGGTGGGCGCGCGGGTCGAACGGACGCGAACGCGTTTCGGGCGCGACGGCGGCTGGCGGCATGAGATGGTGCTGCGATGCCGCTGCCTGGTTGGGGATGGTTAGGGTGGGGGGATAATCAAATGCGGCCGGGATGGGGTGGGGAGCTGCCACCCGCTATTTTCGTCATCCCGGCGAAGGCCGGGATCTCTCCGGTGCGCTATTCCGTTAGGTAGAGATCCCGGCCTTCGCCGGGATGACGATGAAAGAAAGATCGGCCGACAGCCGCAAACGGCCGTTAGCCGTCAATCACAGAGCCGCCCCGCAAGCGAATCTTCTGCCCGA